CTTGGCATCTAAGAAAGAAGTTGAAGATGCGTTGAATGAAAAGTCGGTTGCTGATATGTCACGAGCAAAACAAATGAAATCTTTGTTCCGCATGGTGACACCACACCTGACCATTAAAGATATTCCAATGGTTGTTGTCAATCACACTTACAAAGAAATTGGTATGTTTCCTAAAGATATTGTTGGTGGTGGTACAGGCAGTTACTATTCTGCTGACACAATTTGGATTCTTGGTCGCCAACAAGAAAAAACTGGAACTGAAATCACAGGTTACAACTTTATCATCAACGTAGAGAAGTCACGTTATGTGCGTGAGAAGTCTAAGATTCCAGTTACAGTATCATTCGAAGGTGGTATTCAGAAGTATTCTGGTTTGCTTGATGTTGCAATGGAAGGTGGTTTTGTACAAAAGCCATCGAATGGTTGGTATGCTAAAGTTGACCAAACGACAGGTGAGTTAGGTCAAAAGTATCGTGAAGCAGATACTAATACCAAAGAATTTTGGAATGAACTTTTAACAAATGGGAAGTTTTCAGAATTTGTCACTAAAAAATATTCTGTAACTTACAATTCAATCATTGAACAGGAACAGGAAAATGAAATGGTTTGAAAAGGAACAAAAGACCTTAACAAAGGGTGTTGATTTTGATTTGATTGATACCAGAAATTCAGATGATGCAATTATAAGAACATCGGTTAAAATTTTATCTGGTAAATATAAAGACATCGTTTATCACTATGGTAAAGTAGGTATTAAAGAAAATTCTGACACACCCATTGTAAAATACCAATATGTAATAACAAAAGAAGGTAAATTTGATGTGAAAAAGTTGCATACCGATAAAAAATTCATTAAACTAATGGGTGACATATTGGTAGAAATATTTGACAAACACTTAGACCTGAATTCAATGAAAGAAAATGATGACCCGACTGGAATCAACGATACTGAAGAATCTCATTTACAATGAAGAATACACTAGAAAAGTAATACCCTTTATTCAACAAAATTATTTTTCGGAAAATACTGACAAAATTCTTTTTAAAGAAATTTTTGACTTTGTAGATAAGTATAAAAATTTACCAACATATGAAGCTCTAGTAATTAATTTTACGGAGAAGAAAAACTTAACAGAATCAGAAGTTAGAACTGCAATAGAATCTTTAAATGAAATTAAAGAAAATAAGGATGATACTGTTGAGTTAGCTTGGCTTGTAGAACAAACAGAAAAGTTCTGTCAAGATAGAGCAATTTATAATGCAATCATGGAATCTGTCTCCATCTTGGATGATAGGACCAAAAAGTCAAAAGGTGAAATACCAAAACTTTTATCTGATGCTCTTGGTGTTTCCTTTGATGCAAATGTAGGACACGATTACATACAAGATTTTGAAGACCGTTATGATTTCTATCATAGAGTTGAATCAAGGATAAGATTTGACTTGGATATGTTTAATAAAATCACCAAAGGCGGTTTACCTAAGAAAACTTTGAACATTGCTCTTGCTGGCACCGGTGTTGGTAAGTCCTTGTTTATGTGTCACGTTGCTTCTTCAGCACTTTCACAAGGATTGAATGTTTTGTATATCACCATGGAAATGGCTGAAGAAAAAATTGCTGAACGTATTGATGCTAATTTGTTGAACATCGATTTGAATGAACTACAAAGTATTTCCCGTGAGGATTATGAAAGAAAATTTTCACATTTAAAGAATAAGACTCAAGGTAAATTAATCATCAAAGAATACCCAACGGCAGCTGCCAGCACATTACACTTCAGAGCTCTACTAAATGAACTCCAATTAAAGAAGTCTTTCAAACCAGATATTGTTTTTATAGATTATTTAAATATCTGTGCATCATCAAGAATTAAACCTGGAGGTGCTGTTAACAGTTATACCTATGTTAAATCTATCGCCGAAGAACTTAGAGGATTGGCTGTTGAACATGATGTGCCAATCATTTCAGCTACACAAACAACTAGGTCTGGTTATACCAACTCTGACCCAGGCCTTGAAGATACATCAGAATCATTTGGTCTGCCGGCAACTGCTGACTTTATGTTTGCTCTTGTCACCAATGAAGATTTAGAACAACTAAACCAAATTCTAGTCAAACAGTTGAAGAATCGATATTCTGACCCAACACACTATAAAAGATTCGTTATTGGTATAGACAAAGCTAAAATGAGATTATATGATGTTGAACAGATAGCACAAATTGATTTGGTCGATTCTGGCCAAGAAGATATACCAGATAAACCATTAAACACTTTTGGAAATCGTGAAACTAAATTTAATAAAAATTTTAGTAACTTGAAAGTATGAAGTTAAACACAGAACAGGCAATTAAATGTGCCAACATTTTTTCAAATTATTTCGATAAGTTTGGTCGAATTGATGAATACATGAGGGAACAAAAACTGATAGCAATGGCTGAAAGGCCATTTGTTTTGCCTGGTATGGGACCAGAAGAAGATTTATTTTCTGATTTCCATATTTCACCTGCTGACATGGAATTTGAAATTATTGAATTACCCCAAGACAGATGGGACACTTACCTCGATATGATTTCTTCCCATTCAAATATGACCAGTATTCCCGGTAGATGTTTAAGATTGGCAGTTTTGGAGAAAAAGACAGGAAAGTGGTGTGGTTTCATTCGATTAGGCTCACCAGTCATCAACTGTAAGCCAAGAAATGAAATGCTTGGACAAGTCTTTACGCAAGTCCAAGGCGGTGCCCAATTGTTCAATCAATGTGCAATTATGGGTTTTGTTATTGTACCAGCACAACCTTTTGGGTTTAATTACCTTGGCGGTAAATTACTTGCGGCAATCTGCACATCACACGAAGTTCGGCAAATGATGGATGCGAAATATAAAATGACGACTTGCCTATTTGAGACTACCAGTTTATATGGTAGTTCTAAGGCAGTATCACAATATGACGGTATGAAACCTCTGATTCGTTTCAAAGGACTAACTGATAGTGATTTTTTACCTATGTTGCATGGTAAAACTTATACAGACCTAAAAGAATATATTGAAGGAATTATTGGTGAACCACTTGCACCAGAGGGTGCTTCTAGTCGAAAACTAAAGATATCCAATGCGATGGTAAGCATCATTAAAGCATCATTAAAGAGTGATAAAGACGCTTTAAGCACGTTTAATGCGACATTAGAAAATGCCAAGAATTTGAATGAACATAAGAGGTATTTTGTTTCAGATTATGGTTTTAAAAACATGGTTGATTTTGTAAACGGAAAGGATACAAAACTGGTACCAGGTGAAAACTATGAGAAACATAACCTAACTAATATTATTGAGTGGTGGCGCAAGAAGGCCATCAACCGATTTGAAACTTTGAAAACGGAGGGTCGAATTCGTAACGAACAAGAGGTTTGGACCAACGGAAAAGTGCTTGACATTATTCGGTAAATATGTAGGATAAATACTCCATTAAATTGGAGTGCCTATGGCAAATATCAAATCTGTCAAATCTGATGCAAGCACAAACAGAAATGAACAAACACAACAGTCTGGCGCTGGCGCTGAGCTAACAGCTTTGGCTGAATCATTGCAGGCCTATGCTTGTGCTACAAGACAACATCTTGGTAAAGATTTGACGGACATTTCTCAAGTCACCGCTAAAACAATTACTGATGCAGATTGTGATAGAACTTTGGCACAATGTATGAAAGGTATAAAAGATGAACAATGGTTTTATAGCATCGTAAAAACAGCCAATAAAATTTTTCACGATGTTCCTGGTGTAAAATCTGGGAAAAAATACAAGTTTTATCGTGGCGGAACTCTTGTCGATTCAATTTATGATGCTTGGAGAGTACACAAAAAATCTAGTGGAATTACAGGCGATGATAAATGGAATCCTGCTGACATATGGATGATAAAAAAGAATCACACACATAAAACTAATTTTCCTTCATTGCAAGAATATAATGAGTATATGCACAATCTTTTTGCTAATGCACAATGTATTGGTATCTCTTTGAAGAAACTTGGAAAAGGTGATGAACCCCATTCAAAAATCTTTAATGCGGGTAAAGTAGAAACAGCCGATTTTACGGGAATAAAATTAGGCGAAAACATGACGGACTCTAAAGACATATACATCCAATACAAAAGTGACAACAAAGCTGGAGAAGTTCAATTGAGAAACTTTTCTAGCCGGCCAGTTACATCATCTTGGCAAGGAGAAATCAAAGGTAAGGCTGCTGCAGGTGGTAAAATAGGTGGCGGTGTTATTTTTGAAGGCGCTCAATTAGTAGGGGTTCAAAAAGTTAAATTAAAATTACCGCAACAAACACCAATATTAAATCCATCAGAAAAAGACTTTAAAGAGTTCGCTACTGCATTTAAGACCTTATCTGGTACAAGAAAGGCCGTGGGCGATTTAATTATAGAAGCTAAAGCTGGACACAGAAAAGATAAAACTTGGTGGATGTCAAAATATATTGGAATCATGTTGGTGAATACTGTTAAGAATGAGGGCAAACTTAGCGATTTGTGTTCATATATTTACCAATATGCTTCATCGGCCACAAAGAATAGTTGTATTTTTATAAAGTATAGTTAAACACTTGACAAACGAACTAATCTCTGTTATAATAACGGTAGAGAGTGAGAAAAAAAGCAAATGAATTTCACACAATTTTTAACAGAATCTAAAGAAGGAAAGAACCTTCACCTAGAACACCTTGAGGACAATGTTCTCAATCGTGGAGTTATTGGTGCGAGGGAATCTATCAACTTTCTTCAAGCATTGAGAGATATGCTTGCAGGCAACTCACAGTCTAAATTGAATGTGACAACAAAGTGGGATGGTGCACCCGCAATCTTTGCTGGCATTAATCCAGAGAATGGTAAATTCTTTGTTGGTACAAAAGGTGTGTTCGCAAAGAACGCCAAACTAAACTACACAGATGCAGACATTGACAAGAATCATCCTGGTTCTGGTCTGAATGACAAGTTGAAGATTGCACTTGCATTTCTTCCAAAACTTGGCATTAAAGGGGTTTTGCAAGGCGACATGATGTTCACAAAAAGTGACTTAAAGAAAGAAAGAATAAATGGTGAAAAGTATTTAACTTTTCAACCTAATACGATTGTGTATGCGGTGCCAGAAGACACCAAGTTGGCAGATATGATTACTAGCGCTCAACTTGGAATTGTGTTCCATACTTCTTATTCAGGTAGAAAATTAGAAGATATGAAGGCTTCATTTAATATAGATATTGGTCATCTACAGAGAACAAAGGATGTTTGGTTTCGAGATGCATCCTTTGTTGACGCTTCTGGCACCGCTACCTTTACAGAACAAGAGACTAAAGTTATCACATCTCTACTTTCGTCAGCTGGTAGAACATTACAATCAATCAGTTCTTTGACCATGAATCGAATCGCAGCATCTGAAACCATACTAAATCAAATTAAAACATTTAATAACACAAAAGTTAGAGCAGGCCAAAAAATCACTAACACTAAACTTCACACAGCACAATTAATTAAGTATGTGGAAGATAAACTAAATAAGGAAATATTGGCTGCAAAAAGGGAAGAAACGAAAAGAAAAAGGCAGTTGGAAAAAAATGAAGTGCTTAGATTCTATCGTTCCAATTCTACACAACTACAATTGATTTTTGACCTTATGAATTTAATTGTTGAATCTAAGAATATAGTGGTTAAAAAATTACAAGAAATGACACAGGTTACAGGAACATTTCTTAGAACGGATAATGGATTTAAAGTTACAAATCCAGAAGGTTTCGTAGCAGTAGATAGACTAACTGGCGGCGCATTAAAACTTATTGACCGATTAGAGTTTGCTCATGCTAACTTTAATGCTCAGAAACAATGGGACAAATAAATGGCAGCATACGACATTAATACAATTTTAAAAGAATATGGTGATAATGACTTTGGTTTTACCGCAGTTGACGAAGCTGAATATCAAGCAGTTATTGCTGAGAAAGACGAAACGGTTGAAGAATACAAAGAACGGTTGGCTCAAGTTGAAAAAATTATAATGCCATTTCTGACGAATCTTTACAAAACTAGAGAACAACCTTACATACATTGGCCAAATCGTGGCACAGTTTTAGAAACACAAATGCAAAAGATTTTAACTTTAACTAGAGGATAAAATGGCATATTCCGAAAAAGTTTTAGACCATTACGAAAATCCTCGTAATGTTGGTTCTTTAGATAAATCAAGTCCAAATGTTGGAACTGGAATGGTTGGAGCACCTGCTTGTGGAGATGTAATGAAACTACAAATAAAAGTGGAAGAGGGAATCATCACAGATGCAAAATTCAAAACCTACGGCTGTGGAAGTGCGATTGCGTCAAGTTCGCTTGTTACTGAATGGGTCAAAGGACGGACAATTGACCAAGCGGCACAAATTAAGAATAGCGAGATTGCTATGGAACTCGCCCTTCCCCCTGTTAAAATTCATTGTTCAATACTTGCGGAAGAAGCGGTTAAAGCAGCAATCAAAGACTATGAATTGAAATGTGAGTGTTCAACATGATTACACTTACTGAATCCGCAAAAGAAAAAATAATGGATTTAATTGCAGAAGAAAACAATCCAGACATTAAAGTCCGTTTATTCATTCAAGGGGGTGGTTGTTCTGGATTTAACTATGGGTTTACTTTTGATGAAATTCAGAACGACGATGACTGGGAAATAGATGGTCTTTTGATTGATGCTTTGTCTATGCAATATCTTGAAGGTGCAACTATCAAATGGAAAAAAGAAATCATGGGTAGTAGTTTTGTAATTGAAAATCCAAATGCCGTACAAACTTGTGGTTGCGGCCAAAGCTTTACTGTGTAACTATGTTAAAACAAAAAGACGGTAAATGGGCATTAATGTCCAAGAAAACACAAAGACCTCTTGCTTACTATAAGGGTGAAGGTAAGCCATCTGATGAATGGGTTAAAAAACAAGAAGCAAGAGTTCAATATTTTAAGCATATAGGTGAAGCTGCTTATCCTGGTAATGTTGGGTTTATGGAACTAATGAAGTTTCATTCGAAGGCAACGCCAGAACAAAAGAAACAGTTACAATCTCATATACAGAACAAGAAACATAAAGAGTTTCGTGATTTGATTCATACTGTAACTGGAGTTAGATTACATAAAAGTGTAAATGAGAAAATTGACCCAGACATTTTACCCAAATCTGGCGCTGGCCAAGATGGTACTGATGAATTAACTAAAACATATATGAAAGATACACCAGGTCAAAACTATAAAAAATTTAGAGAATATATAGATAGTAAATAAAATTTTTGGAGATTGTTATGAAAGACATTGTGATAGGTTGTATAACCGGTTATGACTTTGACAAAATTAAACCGTGGGTTAATTCATTAGACACCTGTGGTTTTGATGGTGTAAAAGCCATGATTTGTTATGATATAGATTATGAAAGAGTTGAAGAATTGACCAAGAGAAAATATACAATTCTTGCTTTTAATCGTGATGAAGAAAATAAAAAGTTTTTTTATGGTAAAGAAAATTTCTCCATTGTGGTTGATAGATTTTTACATTTATGGTATTTCCTCAAAAAGTTTGAAGGCGAATATCGGTATGTTGTTACTACCGATGTTAAAGATGTTATTTTCCAAACAGACCCAATTAAATGGTTAGAACAAAACATTGGTGATAAACAAATCAATGTTGCTTGTGAATCTATTCATTACAGAAATGAATCTTGGGGTAAAAACAATCTAGTCAAATCTTTTGGACCATATTTGTACGAACATTGTGAAAAGAATTTAATTTACAATGCTGGCACAATATCTGGTAAGTTCGATACGATGTTAGATTTGTTTTTGAATGTTTTTATGTTGTGTCAAGGTACCACGCCTCACGTTGAGGGTGGAGGAGGTCCAGACCAGGCTGCATTGAATATACTTTTAAATATGAATTCTTATAAAAATATTACCAATTTTGCAATGAGTGAGGATGGTTATGCTGCACAATTAGGTACAACAGGACCTCAGGTACAAGATAAATTCGGTGAATTTTTGGTTGAAAAATGTCCAATATTGAAAGACGATTTAGTTTGTACGAGCGAAGGTGTTCCATTTAGTATCGTACATCAATATGATAGAGTACCTGAATGGCGTGATATGATAGAAAAAAAATATGAATAGGCAAGGATATATTTTAATAGGTCTTGGTGAAAAATATGTCGAAGAAGCTGCGATGTGTGCCAAGTCTATTAAAAAATTTGATAGTCGGCCAATAAATGTTTTAGTATTACCAGAACACACCGAATTGGCCAAAACCAAAGAAGTTTTTGATGATATCACAGAGTTCAAAGCTGTCTCGAAGTTCTACAAATATTGCCAACCAGGTTTCGAACAGTACGGCACTTATCCTAAAATAAATCTAATACACTATTGCCGTTATACCGAAAACATTTTTGTTGACACGGACGTAATTTGTCAGTATAATCCAGATGAATTATGGAATTTTGCAAATAGTAGAAAAGAACCGATTATGATGATGGGTACTAAAGAAGACCATAATTGGCATTGGGGTTTTATTGATGAAGTTTCGGCCAAATTTGGTAAACCTGTTCCACACATACATGGCGGATTCTTATATTTCAGGAAAACAGCATTTGAATTTTTTGAATTTTGTGATATGATTGCTTATCGTTATGATGAATTGGGTTGTAAACGTATGTTTAGGGGTGGAATGTGTGATGAAATAATTTTTGCATTGGCTCATTCACATTTTAATTATTCACCTATAGAATTTGATGACCATCCAATGATGACATTTAATTATAGTGAAGAAATTAAACTACCATCCAAACTACAAACACACAACAACAGAGAATTGAAAGATTATATACCTTTTGTTCATATGTATGATAGGGATAAAATAAAACCTTTTTTTGAAAGAGTGATGAAACTTTGAATGTAATATTTTGTCCGGTTGGAATACCTATAGCCTTTCACGAAGCTTATGATTTAAATAATCATTGGAGATTTACTAAGCCAGAAAGGAATTATCAAACCATTGTGTGTAACTACAATGATTTTGAAGTTGAAAAAAACACCTATGATATCATATTCAAAGATAAAGGTTTCAAGTGGGATTTAGTTAAACATTTTTTAGATACATTTGATTATCGTGACTATGAATACATAGGGTTTTGGGATGATGATTTAATTACTGACATTCAAAGTGTTAATCGTGGCCTTGAAATTGCCAGTAATAACAACATTAAAATATGGCAATTATCCACATTAAGAGGTTCCGATTCTACACATAAGATTTTACACCAAGACGAAACATTGAAATACACATTAACCAATTTTAATGAGGGTATGGGTACTTTTTTTCATTCTTCTTTAATTCCAAAACTATTAAAATTTTATGAGTTACATGAACCGAAAAGTGGTTATGGTTTAGATGTTATATTTTCTCCTATGATGAAAGAGAAAGCTGGTGTCATACATGAATGTTCTATGTTTCATCCAGGAAAAGAAAGTTATTATGATAAAGGTGCAGCTATGAGAGAGATGTATCATATAATGGGGTCAATTTATCCTAAATTTATGAAAGAGGTTTGGGATGAAGATGTAGGACCTTATCAAGATTCACAGAAAATTTACGAAATTGTTTTGAAAGTATAAAATGGGACAAGTTATTAATATTAATAAACTAAAAAAGAAAAACGAATATGTGGTAGATAACCAAATTCGTGGTCGCAGTTATTCCAGTAATCATGCTAAATTGTTGAAGCATATGGACCGACTGATTGATTTGCAACAAGGCAAAAGGCCAAGACCGGTGATGTTTCATATGTCACCATGTAATCCTTGTAACTTGACCTGTTCTTTCTGTTGTTTCGCCAATCGTGCAATGAAGGAGATGTTGACAGTAGACCAAATGAAATCTGCTATCGACCAGTTCGTTGCATTAGGCGCAACAGGTATGGAATTTACTGGCGGTGGAGAACCAACACTACATCCAAAACTAGATGAAGTTATTGAATATGCTTACAATAAAGGTTTGAAGATTGGTATTTGTACCAATGGTTCTAAACTGAAAAAAGTTAAGAATTGGCATATGATGAGTTGGGTTCGTCTTGGAATGTATTCTTGGGATGAAAAGAAACCTTATCCATATCACTTAGAAGTGTTTGAAGGTTTAGATATTCAAGTTACTGCGGCCTATGTTTGGGATGGTGCAACTGATACATCAACAAATCCAAATATCACCGGCAACTGGGATGATCCAAAAGCAAAACGTCTAGCATCAAATGAATATAAAGAAGAAAATTTTATGAAGATGTTGGCTTGGGTTGAAGAAAAGAAAATTCCTTGTCGTATTGCTTTCAATGCAATCAAAGACCCCAAAATTGTTCAACAAGATATTGAATCGATTAAAGTATTAATTGCTAAACATGAAGCTCAGCACGGCAAATTACAATATGCTTTCTTGTCAGACTTTAATTTTAAGGGTGAACGTAGAAACAATCATTGTTATATGCATGGTGTGAAACCATGTGTCTTTACTGATGGTAATGTATATGTTTGTCCTTCAGCCGAACTGGCACCAGAAAACAACTATGCAGTAAATGATGAATTTAAGATTTGTGATATTGAAGGTATCACCGATTTTTACAACACCCAAGTCGGCGGGCCAGATAATTTTAGAAGACACCATGATTGTTCATTTTGCAAGTATGCTTATCAAAACGAATTGATTGATGATGTTTTAATGCCAACAACACATAATGAGTTTGCGTAATGAAAAATTTATTTGATGAAAAATATTTTGAAGATGGCGTTCGTCATCGGGTAAGTGCTTATGAGAATTATAGGTGGATGCCAGAAAGAACTATTCGTGAGGCCTCATCTATAATTAATAACATTTCTTTCGATACAGTTTTAGATTTTGGTTGTGCCAAAGGATTCATGGTTTATGCAATGAGACTATTAGGCAAAGAAGCATATGGTGCCGATGTGTCTGAATATGCCGTGGCCAATTGCCATCCAAAAGTAAAAGCTTATTTACAGGTCATTGAATCTGCTTCTGAATTGCCTGGTGGTTATGATTTAATTATTGCTAAAGATGTATTAGAACACATACCGCATGAAGTTATTCCAGAAGTTCTTTCTGAATTGAGAAGAAGGTGTAAAACCATATTCATTGCAGTACCGTTAGGTGATGGTAAAAGATTTAGGATTCGTGAATATGAAATGGATGTAACACATATCGTTAGAGAACCTGAGGAATGGTGGTTAAATACTATTGTTGATGCTGGTTTTAAAATTAAATTTTTTGATTATGAATTTGGCCATCTCAAAGAAAATTGGACTGAACCACATCCACATGGAAATGCATTTATTGTTGCGGAATAAATAAAACTATGAAGATACAACACTTTTACACAAAAATACATGGTCACTTCGACTTTCAAAAATTATATACTGAAATGGTAAATATTCATCCATCTGAATCACATTTTGTTGAAGTTGGAGTGTTTTACGGTAAAAGCGCTGCTTATATGGCGGTTGAAATAGCAAACAGCGGAAAAAATATTAAATTTGATGTGGTTGATACTTGGCGTGGTAGTCCAGAACACCAAAAAGGTGCTTGGGCTTATAGAGAAGATATGGTCAATGATACTGCATATGATGTATTTTTAAAAAACATGAAACCAGCTGAAGGATATTATAATCCAGTCAAACTAACAAGTGTTGAAGCTGCCAAATTATATGAAGATGGTAGTTTAGATTTTGTCTTTGTTTATGCTGCTCATGAATATGAATCGGTTAGAGATGATATTCAAGCTTGGTATCCAAAAGTTAAAATAGACGGATATATTGGAGGCCATGATTTCATTAAAAACAATACAAAAAATGGAGTTTATCAGGCCGTTTATGAAAGATTTGGAACAGATTATGAAATATATGGTGTTTCTTGGTTACATAAAGTAAAATCTTAAATGATATAAATAGAAGAAACAATAACTGCTGTAGAGGCGGACAAAAATGAAATTTTTAGATTTTCTGGAAGAACAGAAAGAAAAACACGGTGTATTTGCGTTTGGGAGAATGAATCCCATAACTATAGGCCATGAAAAATTAGTACAAAAAGTCAAAGATATAGCTACAGCAGTAGGTGGTTCACACCACATAGTATTATCACATACACAAGATTCTAAAAAAAATCCCTTATCAGCTAAGCAGAAAGTGCAACACGCAAAAAAAGCATTTCCTGACACAAACTTTACACATTCAACAAAAGAATCTCCCAATTTCCTAACACAAGCAGCTGACCTGCACAAGAAGGGTATAACACATCTTCATGCGGTCGGTGGCTCTGACCGTGTTGCAGAATTTAAAAAGACATTGAACAAATACAATGGCACACATCAAGGTGCATTGTTCAATTTCAAAAAAATTACTGTACATTCTTCTGGAGAAAGAGACCCGGATGCAGAAGGAGTGGGTGGTATGTCTGCTTCGAAAATGCGTGGCCATGCTACAGCTGGAGATTTTGAATCTTTCCGTAAAGGAGTTCCTTCTACCATGGGACATTCTCATGCTAAATCATTATATAACGATGTTCGTAAAGGATTAGGACTCCGTGAAGATATTGATTTAATTTTTGAAGATTTGTTGACAGAAGGGGTGCATGACCAGTCCATTTTTAAAGCAGTATTTCTTGCAGGTGGACCAGGCTCAGGTAAAGATTATGTCTTGGACAATACACTTGAAGGCCATGGCCTGATAGAAATTAATTCGGATAAAGCATTAGAGTTTTTAATGGACAAAAAAGGTCTCGACAAAAAGATGCCATCATCCGAAAAAGAAATGAGAGATGATGTTCGTAGTCAAGCTAAAATTATGACTGAGTTAAAACAAAAGCTTGCTTTAACCGGTCGAAACGGAATAATCATTAATGGAACAGGTGATGACCTTGAAAAAATAACTAGGATTAAAAGTGGTTTAGAAAAACTTGGTTATGATACAGCAATGATTATGGTCAACACTTCTGATGATGTTTCATCACAAAGAAATATTGAACGTGGCCAACGTGGTGGTAGAACTGTTCCAGAAACAATTCGTAAAGAAAAGTGGGATGCATCACAAGATGCGAGAACAGAGTATGCAAAAATGTTTGGTGCTAACTACCACGAATTTGATAACTCTGAAGATTTAAGACAAGCTTCACCCGATATAGTGAAGCAAAAGAAAATGGAATTGTTGGATATATTTAAAACAATGAAAGAGTTTGTCTCCTCTCCTCCAAACTCAGACATTGCAAAAGAATGGGTTGCTTCTGAATTACAAAAGAAAGATACTCTACCTGTTGCTCAATCGGGCACAGAAAATGTGCCTCCACACGATTCTAAGGCTGCTGAGCAAGCCAGAGAATTAGGATTACAATATTACGGTTTTGGTAGATATGGTAAAAATGGTAAAGTAACACACAGGTCAGTACATGATAACCTTGTTTCTGTGGAAGAAATTCAATCAGCCTCAGATAAACAAAAAGTTAAAAAAGAAGAAATAGATTTAGAATTTGAAAATTTATTTAATGAGTCTTATCAGTTGTCGGATTCTTCCGCACTAAATCTATTATTATTAGGAAATTCAATAGACGAAAGAGACTTTCAGATTGGTGAAGAAAAACAAATTAAACTTCTAAAAGATAAATCTGGAAGACCTAGGATTTTTATGTTAAGGTCTGCTGCTGCAAAAGAATCTCACACCCATGGCGGCGAAGTCATAAAATATAAGAATGGTTATGTTATTAAACTTAAAGAGGAGAATGAAAATGACAAACTGGTTGAAAAACTTATTTTTGAGAATTTTAGGAAAAAGAAAAGAGGAAACGAAGTACGAAATGGAACCTCCGGTGATGGAGGAGAATTGGCCATTTCCGAAAGCAACTTCGTTACCGACGGAGATAATCGAATCACCAACGCCGTCACAAGAAAAACCATTACCCTCCAAGAAGCAAGGAACCGCCAAAAAACCAAAGCAGCAACCAGCATCGAAAAACACCAAAACAACTGGACGGGGCAGGTCCAAGAAAGCATCGACAAAGGAATAGAACCTGGCCTTTCGATGTCAACGGGTGGTGAGAATTTAACCAGAACTTCAGGTAAAAACAAACAATTGAAAAAGCCATTTGAAGAAGCAATTGGTTCAGATGGTTCAATTGTTACATCTATCTCCGATAAAAAGGAAGATGAACTGAAGAAATCAGGAATCAATTTACAATCATTTAGAGCAAAGAGACACATAGGATGAAATCATTCAAAACATTTATTGCTGAAGGTCGTCCATCTCAACGTCATCCACTTGAGGGACATGAGTATCATAGAAAAACTAATGCAGAATTGGAATACATTGCTAAAGATGCACACAAAGCGGCTGAAGCAATGAAATCCCACAATACTACGGCCGAGAATAAGTATCGTGATCAAGCAAACGATTCAGCAACAGTTCGTTACTATCGTCAAAAACATGGTATGGCCGATTGGTATAAGAAAAAATACGGTCATGTCAAAGAAGAAGTTGTAGACGAATCGGCCGCATGGCAACGTAAAGAAGGAAAAAATCCCGAAGGTGGTTTGAACCAAAAAGGCGTTGATTCATATCGCCGTGAAAATCCTGGTTCTAAATTACAAACAGCTGTAACTACACCACCATCAAAATTAAAACCTGGCAGTAAAGCTGCCAATCGTAGAAAATCTTTTTGTGCGAGAATGGGTGGTATGCCTGGTCCTATGAAAGATGAGAAGGGCCGGCCAACTCGTAAAGCACTATCATTGAGAAAGTGGAATTGTTAAGTGGCACAATTTAGAATAGACCAGCAACAATACGTTCAACCTCATAACAGAACGTTGTTTGAGGTGAATATGCAAGCCGATGAGTATGGTCATATTCAGGGTGGGTCTGCATCTGGTCCAACCAAGTATAGTGCATTTGGTGAACCTGTTTCTGTGCCTATTGACCCAATCATTCAGTTAGATGCTTTATATGGTTTTGACCCAAGAGAGTTTGAAACACTATCTGCATCTACTGGGACCTATGAATCAACCGGTACTTTATTTAAAACTCATACTGGTACAGGTGCATATGGTTATGCTGTAATTCGTTCAAACAGAATTTTACGTTATCGTCCCGGTCAAGGAGCATTGTTAAGATTTACTGCCGGCTTTGATAATCCACAAACAGGTGTTACACTCAGAGCAGGATTCTTTACACAAGAACAATCAATTATGGTTGGTTATGATGGTGATAGATTTGGTATATTAAGACAGAATGGTGGTAAAGCTCATATAGCAAAATTAACTGTATCTGCTGGTGGTACCGGTAATGCAACAATCACACTCAATGGTGTTGCTACTGTAGTTGCAATTGCTTCTACCGACACAACTGTTGTAGCAAAGACAATTGCATCCGCATCATTCTCCGGATGGATAACAGAACAAGTTGGTAATACAGTATATTTCTTATCGACATCACTAGGGGTCAAATCAGGAACATATAGTTTAACAGACACAGGTACAGGAACATTTACTACAAGTCAAGAAGGTGCTGATGATGTAACAAACTGGGTTTATCAAGAAGACTTTAATGTAGATAAACTTGACGGCACCGGTACATCAGGTGTTACAATTGACCCAACAAAATTAAACATCTATCAAATTAACTTTAGATGGCTGGGTGCAGGTGAGATTAGATTTGCAATGGAGAATCCTTTGAATGGAGATATGATATTCTTTCATCATATACATTTCTCCAACGAAAACACCGATGTTCACATAAACAATCCATCATTTAGAATTGGATATGTTGCTGCCAATCTAACTGCAAGTACAATTACAGATGCACACACATACGGTGCATCAATGATGGCTGCAATCGAGGGTCTCACAAAAGAGTCAGGATTTCCAACAGGAATTAGCAGCGATTCAAAATCATCATTAGGTGCTGGAACTTATCACTCTATTATATCACTAAAGAATTCATTAATATATCAAAACAGAATTAATCTAAGAATAGTAGTATTAAAAAACTTAGACATTGCGGTTACCTGTAATGGTCCTACGAGATATTATTTTGTACTCAGAGGAACAAAGAGCACTGGAAATACTTGGAATAGAGTTGCAAACTATAGTGCTGTATTACAAGATGTTTCAACAGGGTCTTTTACATTTGCAAACGAACATCCATTAGCGGCATTTACTCTACCATCTGGAGGTTCAAACTCATGGAATTTGAATGATTTAAAACTTACGATACCACCAGGAATGTGGATAGATTTGATGGTCGTTAGTAATCAACAAATCAACGATGTCACAGCAACTTTAACTTGGATAGAAATTTAATTTAGGAGAAAAACAATGCAATTCGACAACGAAAAAACTCGCAATGTCGCAGATGTCGCTGCCAGAATTATGGCTGGCGAATCTATTAAACCTCAACAACTTGATGAAAAACTTCATCCTAATCAACAGGTACTTGATGTACATGAACCTGACAAAGATGAATTAACAGCTAAAGATTTTGAAATGCTTCGTAAAAAGAAAAAGATGAAAGAAGAAAATGAAGTTTGTCCAAAATGTGATGGCAAAGGATGTGAACATTGCGGTGGTAAAGGTTACCATGAAGAAGTTGAAGAGGAACAAGCCGAACAGATTGATGAAGTTAAGATGGCTGACCTGCCTTCCAGAAAAGTACAAGGCAAATCATATGGTGCATCGAAGCCTAACACCAATCCGTTTGACGTTCTGAAAGGCCCAAAGAATAAAGACTTAGACGCCATTAAGAAAGATGAAAAGAAAATGGTTCCTAATTGGGCAAGAGGTCCTAATGAATCAGTCAGCACATTTTCTGCAATGTTGGAACAATACAAAGAAACGGGCCTAAAATCTCTCAAAGAGTGGGCCAAGAAGAAAGTTGTAAAAGAAGAACCAACACAAGAAGAATATGAGGAAGAATTACAAACACAAAAAGCCAAATCTGAAGGTAAAGTAAAACAACCAGATTTGACCAAAGGTGATGTCATGGCTGTTCAACAAGAAGAAATTGAACAGATTGATGAAGGTGAGAGAAGTGCTAACTACATTGGTACCGCACACAAAAGTGATCCAGACTATGACAAAAAATTGAGTGATTTGAAGTCACGGGCTATTGGTGGCCATCGTATTCGTGGTCGTTCTCCTGCACCAGAACACAAAGAAAAATATCAAGAAGGCGG